GGATATTCTGCTTGATTACTACGGAAAGGAAACCAATGGTTCGAGTCCTTCGATTGCTCCAACTAAAGAGTCAAATACCTTCCTCAAATTCTTTGTCGCAAATACGCCAGCTGTGGATGCAGGGTTAACTAAAAAGCAGATCTTTGACGAGTATGTATCTCGTATGAAGTTGAGTAATGGTCCCGAAGCGTCACAATTACTAACTGAACATTGTTCTGCGTGTAATGTAGCCCGTGAAGAAATCAGTTCAGAAGGTATTTTAGTCTGTCCTTCTTGTGGTTCTGAAGAGTATGCGTTAGTCGTTTCAGATTTCCCGAGTTTCCGTGATCCACCAAAGGAACGGAACAACTATGCCTATAAGAAGATTAACCATTTGAATGAGATTTTGAATCAGTTTCAAGCCAAAGAATCTACCATTATCCCTGAAGAAGTGATGAATGAAGTGATTTTGGAAATCAAGAAACGTAGGATTGATAACATTGCGGATTTGTCTGAAGAAGATACGAGACAGATTTTGAAGAAGCTAGGTAGGTCAAAGTATTACGAACACCGAGCGCATATTTTGAGTAGATTGAACGGTAATCCTCCACCAACCATTACCCCTGAAATTGAGGAAAAGGTTAGAGCGATGTTTCAGGAAATTCAGGCTCCTTTTTTGTTGTATTGTCCGAACGACCGAACGAACTTTTTGTCCTATTCCTACATTTTGTATAAGTTCTTTGAGCTGCTCGACTTAGATGAATATAAAGTGTTCTTTCCTTTGTTGAAATCACGAGACCGCTTAATAGCCCACGACCAGATTTGGAAGAAGATTTGTGACTATCTCAACTGGGAATTTATTCAGAGCGTATAGTAAATGCCTAGTTTGGAAAAGCAGATTAAGACAGCAGAGAAGAAACTTGAGGCCGCAAAGGAGAAGCTTAAAAAACTCTTTCCAGGCAAGTCAGATAGAGACATTAAAACTCTTATGGAATTCAAGGATGAGAGAGAAGACCCTAAAAAAGCAAGTGCCAATAAAACGGTGAAAGACCTTGAATCAAGAATCAGGTTCTTAAAACAGAATGGTGGAACTCGTCGTGTAAAGCGAGGCTCCAAGAAAACTCGTCGTCATTAATCCTGATCCTTTGGTAAACTCATAAGACCATAGAGTACACCGAAAAAGACTATTGAATGAAGAATGAATCCAAACGCTGTAGGGCATCCATTGATTGCAACACCTGGAATCAATGAATTCACAAACTTGAATGTAATTGGGTTCGCCACAAGGAAAAAGGCGAGAGTGGAATACAACGAATACTTAAACTTCAATCCTTCAGACTTGACTCCCATTTATGTTTCCACAACAATTTTCACTTCAGGATCAGTCAATGGAATTACTTGAAGAGTTTTTTCAATTTCCATCATGGACGCTTTTACGCGAATCATATCTTTTTCACACTCTTCCCATTTACCCCAGCCATACGAAATGATCTGACTATGTTGATTGTGATAGTAGAATGTCAAGAAGGGTTGACCTAAACATGTAGTTCCCATACTGACATTTGCAAGGGACGGGACGTGAATAACTTGTTGATGAATACGAACAAAGCGAGGCATTTTAACTATGACTACGATTTGTTTGAGTGTATGTAATCCATTTTAGAATATTTCGAAAGAAGTGACCACTGCGATCTTACCTTCCTTTCCTTCTATAGACCATGTATCCCAGTTGTGAATGTGTAGAACTTCACCACCACCAATCTTGTGGAAGGCATCTTGTGTGTGTTCAGGGCAGCAAGTGTAGACAATCCATGGTCCATCCTCTTCAATGTATGGAAGCTCATTGAGAATATCCAGTGACCAATGTTCACCCACTTCGGTAACGACTCCTGACTCAGTATACCTAAACTTACGCGAACAGGTTACATATCCAAGAACTTCATCTGTAGGATTTTCAAGTAATAGCTCTTGGAGTGAATGTTTTTCACACTCAGAATAGGGTAAAATCGTAAATCCAAGATCACTGCCTCTACAAATTAGTTTAGCCATGTTGTATACTTATTATAGCAGTATGCGTGTAATCGGTTTTAATTCAAAAAAAAATGAATCTATTTTAACTCAGTCATCCTAATCTTAGGACAAAATGAGTTATAACGATAAAATTGAGTTAGTTGCTGATGAAATGGTTAAGTTTGCTAAAAGGAAGATTGAAATGGAGTTTGATGGTACTCTTAGAAGACAAAGACATCAACTTGAGTGTTTTGAAGCGTACTACGAAATCTACAAAAAGCACTTTGGAGATCTAATTGATCATAGAATCTCTGAAAAAATCAGTGTCTTAGGAGGATGTCTTGGTTGTCTATTTAAATCAATCTGCGAATCTGCTATGGAGGTTGATGAGATGAATGCTGTTATGGAAAAATACATCAGATTACAAGTGAAGACTATGAACCTGTGGAGTTGTTAGACTCTTTCAGATCGTTTGAAGGGTAGTTTTTTATTAGTTATAACTCCTCCCCATGAGTTAGGAATAGTCTTTGATGGAACTGAACGTCTTTCGCTGTACTTAGTGTATTGTGGATTTTGATCGCAGAAATCTTGAAATTCATATATATTTATGAACTCTAGAAACTGAGTATCGTTGTTTATACTTATATAGTATCTGGTAACATCGTCTTGATAATGTGGGATTGTAGAAATTACTTGATATGACATTTTGATATGAAAAAGATTAACATGATATTTTGAATATCCATTTTAAACCAACTCCTTTCCATCCAATACACGACTCCATGCAAAGAGCCATAATCCTGATCGTTCACATTTTTCAATGATTTTAGGAGTCAACTTCTTGCGATCACGAGTAGACATTTGGGTATTGAGACGCATTAATCGAGTCCAGAATTCAGATGGACTCAGTTTGTTCTCTTTCATGACCCTTAGAAACTCATTCATAACCATGTCTGAATTGAAGTTAGGAGCATTTGGACGACCTGTAGTCACTTTAAGTAACTTGTAGGTCTCACAGAATGTATCTCTCATTTTAATGAGTTCTGTTGGGTCTACAGATGTCTCTTCCGATACGTAGAGTTCAGGTACAGACACTGCTTTATTTAGTCTGAGGAACTCAGTCTTCACACTCTCGTCGGTTGCGTCCCACAAGATATCAACGAGAATGGGATTCATGCCTTCAATTCCAATCAATGCTTCACGACGATGATTGGATTCGTAGCAGACTAGTTCTTTATCAATGCATGCAACGTAGAGCATACCGTCCATGCGTTTGGATTGATTCATGAAGTCATGGATTTCAGCCACACGATCTTTATCAGGTGGTCTGTTATACTTCCATCGTTTGATTGGAAGGTCATTATAAATAGATTGAGGAATCCAGTAGGTGTAGTGATTGTTTTGAACTGTTCCCGAACAGTTTTCAGCAAGATGTTTTTGTAGAAGTTGAGCCATTTTAGAGTGAAAAAGATTGATTTGGTGGATTATGAATCCATTTTATTTAATCGTCATCATATTCAGTTGTATAATCAGTATCTTGTTCAGATTCATCATCTTCAGATTCTTCTTCGTCTGAATCATTATCAACTTCTACAACATCATCAGACTCATCATTTGATGAATCTGATACTTCATGTCATATAGAATATCCCTTTACATGAGTTGATGCATAACATTCATTTGAATAATGATTAGTTCTTCCACAACGATAACAAGCTCCTGATTTCTTTGGTGATTCATATATAACTTCAGTTTGTTTCTTCTTACATGAACGTTCATGAACTCTGCAACCATATTCAGTTGTAAATGTTCTTTCATGACAGTAATCACATCCCCAAAACATTTGCTCTTCTTCCTCTTCTTTTTCAACTTTCTTACATCTAGTTGCAAAGTGTCCAGTTTGACCACAATTATAACATGTATCTTTAGTACTGTTAAGTTCAATATTTAAAACTGACTTTACTGATTCAGGTAGAGATGTTTGTGTATAAGCACCTCCTCTTACATTTTCAACTCCATACTTCTTCATATGTAGTCCTTAGTTACATTGTTCTCATCATGGTCATTAATAAGTGGACGGCATTCAAGAATCTTTTTAGGACTATGAAGTTTTGTCCATACAGATCCATTACCTGTCTTATGTTGATTGAATCGTCATTACATCAGTAGTTTTACCAACATAATACTTTTTATTTGCAAGTTCTAATACATATATCTGTTCCATTGTAAATTAATCATCACCTACTATCTAAGTTTTACGCAAAAATAGATCCATTTTGGACGATTTTTACTTCTGCTCTAACTTCTCAACTCGTTCCAACAAGTCTTTCAGTACAATCAATACAGGTTCAATCATCAAGATCTTCTCTTGATCGTATTTTCGGGCCAGTGGAAGATTGTTGGAGTAGCTGTTTCGTTCAACACATTGCTTCTTGACTTCAATGAAGTTCTCAAGAACCATGATAGGATTGTTTCTTCTCTCGTCTTCACGTCTCTTCTTCTCTTCCAACTCTTCAATCTTCGCATGCAAGATCATTAACTGATTGTCAATGCTGTTCATGATATATGTTAAAAAGGTTGGATTCGTTAAGATTCTTTTTTGAGTGAAACTACTTCTTCGCACTAAGAATAATGAAGAATTTACTAGTAAATAGCTTATATTTTTCATTATTTATTCAAACAATCTCTATTATCATTGGACTATTTGGATTAACACTAAAACTAAATCCTATTGATGAAATCCTTAGAACCGTAGTTGGATTGGAAACGATTGTATCATTCGTCCAGTTGTCGTTTTACATATGGTATGCATATCACTTCAAAGAAGTTGTTGAAGCTACATTCTATCGTTATCACGATTGGGCTATAACAACACCTATTATGTTGTTAACAACTATACTATACTATGATTACAACAACAATCCTGACGAGAAGAAAACACTTAAGACAGTGTGGGATGAGCACTACAAAGACATATTGCTTGTGTTTGGATTCAACTTTATGATGTTGTTCTTTGGATATCTTTATGAAATTAACGTTCTTGATTTGTTTACATCCAATAGTCTTGGGTTTGTTGGACTGATCGGATCATTCTATATCATTTATAAATCGTTTGTAGTTAAGAATCTTCCTGATAACTTACCATTGTTTGTTTTTATGTCAATTGTTTGGGGTTCATACGGAATAGCTGCTATGTTTTCACCTGCATGGAAAAATTTCACATACAACATAATTGATACTATTTCCAAAAACTCCTATGGAATCTTTCTAACGTATGTTGCATATCAAAAATCTACTGGGTCTCTTTTTTAGCTTGTATCTTGGCTTCTAGTTGTTGTATCTTCTTCTGTGTTTCAACTGATTTTTTGAGTAATTCTTTCTCTTTCGCAAGATCATGTACTCCTTCTTCTCGTCCATAGAAGATATCCCAGTTTAAACTCTTGAGTGCTTCATAGTCTGCTTTGAGTGTTTCGTATTCTGCCTTTGCTTTTCTAAGTTTGGATTCCAAGGACTTCATCTTACTATCACTTAACTTTGAAAAAATTGATTCATTTTAGACAGAGAGTGATCGTTCACGGACTTCAGAATCTGTGAAGTCAATGTTCATCCATAAACTAGATGCATGTCCGCTGAATCGAGTTACATTTGTGCGATGTATCGTATCGGCTAGACTTCCATAGTCATACGTATCATCTATTACAGTTCCATATCTAAACAGACGTTGCAAGGCCCAAGCAGTGACCATTTCATCTGTGGGTTCCATTGGATTTCGTGGTGGAGGTGGAGTGCTTGGAATATAGCGATGACTATCACGAGCCATAAGAATTGCTTCATCTACATTTCCAGCACTATCACGAAGTTCATGGATTGCTCTATTTCGTGTCACTCCTGCTTCTTGAACTACTTGCATAATACGATCTTCAGTCGTGAAAGTATACGGTGCAATGCGAAACCATCCATTATTTGAGCGTGTAATTTCTACCTTTTGTGGAGGATCTGGACGATTGAGTTCAATGTCGCTCAAAGCATGACGACACATGGGGCAAGTGGACGCATCAGAAGTCCATTTAGTTAAACATTTGATATGGAAGGAATGAGAACAACTTAGAACACAGCAACCTGTGGTCTGATTAATAGTTTCGT